ATAGTTTCTCCGCACGAGTTACACTGAAGTGCTACAGGGTATTCTTCGCCATAACCTGAAATTCTGGCTGCCAAGAGCATGGCGTTCTTATCTCCGATAAGAAGATTATTTGGGTTGACGTTGCTATCAACAACAAGGTTCTGCAACAATCTATCAATTGCCACTCCCTTTTTCAACAACGCAGGAGAAGTTAGTATATCTTCGTCCTTGGCGGTCATGAACCTCATCTCGATAACATCCTTTCCGTGCAACGGATGATCGGTGGGATAAAACTGCCCACGAGACGGAAGTTCAACAAACTCTGTTGGAGTTACATATGAAAGCGAAGCTGGGGCTGCCGGGGTTGTTGGAGCAGTAGCAGCAACAGCGTCCGTAGCAGCAGCAGTTCGCTGCTTATTTCTAGACATTTACACCTCTTTAAAATAGTCTATACATAGTATAACGTATCTATGCTATATTTTAAATAGTTCTTCAAAAAATATTGATTATAAATTAGATGATGCTGTCAGGCTGAACGGGACCGGGAGAAGAGGATGCCTCATATACTGCCCAATCATACTGAACTGTGATGCCAATATCAACCATTTCTTCTGAGCCATAGTCATGAGATCCAAAATTAACATCTGTAAAGAACGCATTTTTCAAGGTCCATTGACCCACGATTAAAGCAGTATCTCCACCACCTTCGGGACTTCCAATCTCTTGAATTACAATATTGCTCATTGCTGTTGTAGCAGAAGACTTTGTAATGGTTGTGCCAGTAGCTGCACGAACGTCTGTAGGATCTTTAACACCAGAGTTCTCAAGGTATTGATAAAGAAGTTCAGCACCATTAGGCTGCAAAGGATCCACAAGAGTCAAGTTAATTGTATTCCAAGTCACTCGCCCTGGGTAATGAAAGGTGTGATTAAAGAACTGATGAGGGTTGGAGGAGATGCTATATGAGGGACGATCAACAGACTTCGCAAGGAAGGTCACATCCTGTTCTCCAAAAGATAGTTGCACCAAAAATCTAAATTGTCTTTTTGGTTCAAAATTCGGGTTGCCCCAGAAGTTTTGTTTACTTGCCATTATTTATAAGTCTCCATTTGTAATATATAGTCCTTTGTTTTTTAATCCTCGAATCCTGCACCTGAATTTGTGATAACAAAATCAAGGGCGATGAACTCAATTGCTCGCGCTGGCTTAAGGAAGATCTTAGCGTACATGATATTTCTGTCAACTAACTCTGGAGTTGTTGTAGAGCTATCAAGAACAATCTTGTAATCTGTTAAACCAAGACGGGCTTGAACCGAAGCGAGGAAGGCATCTGCTCTGGACTTAAATCGGTTCCATGTAGCTTGAACATTCTGATCAAACAAGGTGGTTGCAGCAATTCTTGAGATCTCGCGCTTAAGGAAGATCAAGAGACGGCGTACATTAACCCTGTCAAGAGCGGAAGGAGTAACCTGAAGAGTCTTTTGACCGAAGATTACAATACCCTCTGCTGGGAATGTTGCAATTGGATTGATGTTTGCCTCGTAGAGCTTGTCGCGCTCCTTAGAGGTTAATCGCTGACGAGTTTGTACAACTGGCAACCCTGCGGAGCCTTCTGTTAAACCACCACGAGTGAAGCCTGCGGGTGCAAACCAAAGCTCGGTGTTTCGTTGTGCGCTGGAATATGTTCCAAGAGCAACGACAGAAGGCGGCACAAACAATAATGAATCGTTAATATTATCGCGAATCTGGACCCATGGGTAATAAGCAACGCCATAGCTTGAATTAAGTCCACGATTTCTTAAGTTGTTAACCGCTGTCGTAACAGAGCCAGCGTTATCTTCTTGAGAAGATACATTTTCTGTTTGTGGCTTGTAGCCGGTATCGAGATCAATAACAGCTAACGCATCACCTCTGTTTTCGCAAACTTCAATCGCGTGTGCAGTTATAGACTCCTTGTAGATACCAGGAACAGCCATTAAGTTATACTCGGCTCTCTCAGGATCGGCAACTGTATCAATTGCACGGCGGAGGCTGTAGAAAGCATACTTTGTAGAATCATTTCCATCGAGCGCCTGAGAGTTATTAAATGGATCTTTGTCTGTGACTTTAAGCCCATCAAAACCACCATGCAGTGGAATAGTGAATCTATCATAGCCAAGGTCAAGAACCTCTTCATAAGACGAACTGACTGCTGTAAAAGATGTTCCTAATGCTCGCGAGCCCGAAGAATATACTGCCCTTGTTTCAGCAGGTCTTGGGGAAGAACTGCTCAAGTCATCAAGTGTAAATACATATGAAAATTCAACACCAGTACCATCAACGTCATAAGTGGTCGCATGAGAACTTACTGCTGCTGGAAGGACTCTTAAAATATCGATATTTGAATCTTCAAAACGGTTGTTTCCATTCTGTGTAGAGTCGAATCCAAAGTAAGCATCAGTTGGATCTGGTAAGTCGCCATCGGTAGCGTTAGTTCTAAGGTGGACAGCAGGGTACTGGAAAGAAGCAGTAAATGCATTGTCCAGACCAGCAGGACCAACATCTAAGAAACCATCTTCTGGCTTGCGCGATCCGGTGCGTGGAATATTATTGTTTACCCAATTGTTAATTGGTTCCGAGCCGCCTGAGAGGTATGTCCAATCTGCAAATCTTGGAGGTCCAAAAGAGCCGAATGGCAAGTATCTTGCGTCGGTTACACCGGCTGCAACATCTTCATTTACATCAACACGGATAATTGAAGAGGCATTTGGGAAATCCCCATAAGTGCGATAACGACGCTCAACGTCATCCCAAACAAGGCGTTGGTCACCAATAACTCTTCCAATATAGTTTGAAGATGCAGGATTAAGATTTACGTCTGAAAACCTTTCCAAGACAACAGGGGCGTTGTCGCTATCGCGAACGTCCCTAACCTCAACAGAGAAGCTTCCATATGGATTGTCTTCGTTGCTGGAGGCTTTAATATTTGTGATAGAAACCTTGACGCTTTTTTGCACGTCTTCGCCAGAATCAAGCGAGTAAAATTTGAATAGCTTAACCATGTTTCCAGCGTTAAAACCAACATACGAGGACTGAAGATCTTGGGAAATAATCCAAGGGCTTTGTGCCGCCTGGAATCCAAATCTAAAGTTTGAAGCAGCACTTGATCCACTATCAAGACCAATGACAGCAGCAAACGAATTTCCTGAGATATTGTCTGCAACCTCGCGTTCAAAAGATGGTCCAAGCCAATAAGTTTCTAGCTGTGCGGTTCTTGTAAAATTAGAGTTAACCAGAGTTGGGTTTGTATTAAAAACCTTACGAATAAACTTTGAACTTGAACGAGTGAAGTTAAAAGATGTTTCGTGCTCTTTGTTTCCGCTGCTGTCTCTAATAATTGCCTTATATTCAACCGTTCCAGCGCCTGGAATGCTGACAGAGGCTTGATCTTTCATTAGAGTTGCAGCACTTGCAGTAAGAGTTGTAGTGCCTCTAACTGTACCTGTTAATTCAATACTACCTTCGTTAAGATACCAAACTGCGGCGAGAGTACCTGTAACGGGCGATGCCATTACTCCGGCGCCGGAGGAGCCCGAAGGGAATACAAACAAACCATAAGCACCACCATTAGTGGCATTTAAAACAGTGTTTGCTCCAGCGGCTGTTTCCCAGCCAGCGCGACCGGCAGAAGTTGAAGATAGTCCAGATTTTTGACCACCAAGGAGACGAACGATGGTTGTAGCATTGCTATTTCTTAAGTAAGCCTGCGCAGCGTAAGCAGCATAGGTAGGTGCGGTATAGTTTCCGTCACGCCAAACATCACCACCCTGATTACCTGGAATTGGGTTACCAAAGATCTGAACGTACTCTGAAAAAGAACTAACCTTAATGGGGCGCATTCCTGGTCCCTTTTCTGTTCTACCAACAACTACCGGACCAACTTCATCTGGAAGGGTGGGTAATTGGGAATTGTCAATTTCATTGATGAAAATACCGGGTGAAATAAACTTAAAAGATTTAACTGACATTATGAAGTGTCTCCTT